TGATTCTCCAAAGTCAAACGGGAAGGACGGGCCGAAAGGTCCGTCTTTTCTTGCGGCACGAGAAGATTATTACAAGCGATGGAGAAAGACGATGCTCAAAGCTTGTTCGTATTGTGGACGCGTCCATGATAGCCGGCACGTATGCCCTGCAAAACAGACCGCGACCCGGAGATATCCCAAGGATACCCAGGCGTCTTTAACCCGGAGTAGTTCCCGTTGGCAGAAAACCCGAGACTATATCAAACGAAGAGATCATGGAGTATGTCAGCTCTGCCTTATTGAATACCCTGAGAACAAAACCGGAGCCGCTCTCCGACCCTTCGAGACAGATGATCTAAGTGTTCATCACATCATCAAGCTGGAAGACGATATCAACAAAGCATTTGATGAAGATAATTTAATAACTTTATGCAGAAGACATCACGAGCTTGCTGACAACGGAGCGATCAGCCTGTCTCTGCTTCAAGATATTGCAAAACAAAACGGCGAACGGTACCGAGCTACCTGATTGTTATCCCCCGGCCTAAAAATCTCGAGGATTTCTCAGCCGCTCCACACCCACGCCGCACGAACGCATATAAAAAATTCCCAAAATGAGGTTTTTCGCACGCTCGCCCGCGCGCGCGTTAGTTAGAAAGGACTCAATATGGCAAGACCCCCGAAGGCTGCTTCCGTGATCAAGATGGAAGGCAAGTCGCACAGAACAAAAAAGGAACTTGCCGTAAGGGAGAGAGCAGAAAAAAGTCTCCTTACCGGCAAGATGATGATTGAGACTGCAGAAGTCAGAAATGACAGAGTGGCTCATCTTGAATTTTTGCGTCTAAAACCGCTGCTCAAAGCTCTGGAGAAATTCGACGAGATCTACGGCGCCGGAGTGAGACGATACTGTCTGACAAAATCCAAACTTGACGAAGCTGAGAAGGAAGTCGAGACGCTCAAAGAAGAACTGGATGAGCTCAGGGACAGCAGAAAAGAGTTTGTGGATTCAGACGACATAGCAGAATACTACCGCCTTATCACAAAAATGCAGGACACGATCACAAAACGAGAACAGGTCGCAAAATCCTTCCGGGCGGAGATGATAGATTTTGAAAAAGAATACTGTATGACGATAAAATCAGCGCTCCGAGCGATACCAAAGAAACCGGAGACGAAGACGAACTCACTCAAGGAGGCTCTCGGTGTATAAGAAAAACCCGGCATACAAATACGCCTCTGTATGTGCATCCGACACACGAGGTACGGTACCGAAATATGTCAGAATGCAGGCGGAAAGCTGGCTGAATATAGCAGACGGTTTCGACAAAGAGGCCCTAGTCGACGAGGAGGCTGTCGCTAGGAAAGAGAGACTGCTTAAACTCATAGTTCATCCGGACCTTCACTGTTCGGCATACGAAGGAATCGAACCGTATGCGTGGTTTTTCATCATCGCAACCTTATGCACCAAGATGAAAAACAAAAAGGACATAAGGTACTACACGACGGCTATATTGAAGATTGCCAGAAAGAACTTCAAAACGTTCAACGCCGGAGTCATTTTCATATTGTTAATGCTAGAAGAACCGGATTTCTCCCGGTTCTTTTCAGTTGCTCCGGATCTCGCTCTTTCGTCAGAACTCAAACTGGCAATTCGGAAGATCATAAAATCATCTCCGGCGCTTTATGACGAAGTGGATCCTGCGTTTGACCTTCTCAGATCAGAGATCAGATGCAAGCTAAACGATAACGAGTACAAACCTCTGGCATATTCCGAAGACAGGCTGGACGGAAAAACCGCTCGCGCATTTTTGGCCGACGAAGCAGGAGGGATGGATACGTACCCGATCGAGGCGATGAGATCATCGCAGATCAACATCCCAAACAAGCTCGGAATAGTTATCAGCACCGAGTATCCGAACGACAACAACGGAATGATCGACGAGGTCGACAAAGCAAAAAAGGTACTCGACGGGCTGAGAGATAACAAGCGGATATTTTCACTGCTTTACGAACCGGACGACGAGCTGAAACAGGGCGATATATGGATGCACGACGACAGGGTTTTATACCAGGCAAACCCGGTGTCACTCACAAACCCTGAGATGCTCGAAAATCTCAAGGAAAAGCGTACAGATGCGATTCTTTACGAGAATAAACGCGAAAATTTTCTCTGCAAACACTGCAATATCCTCTACAAAGGTCTCGGAGTAGAAGGATATGTCGACGTTCAGAAGGTAAAGCTCTGCAAAAGAGAAAAGGACGACAAATGGTGGAAGGGCCGCAGGGTATGGCTCGGCCTTGACCTGTCCCTCTCGGAAGATAATACGTCGGTCGCAATGCTCACAGAAGACAACGGGTACATATACGCACAAGTAACAGGATTTCTCCCAAAGGACAGGGAGGAAGTGAAGTCCCAAAAAGAAGGCGTGGACTACAAAAAGCTCGCAAAGCTGGGAAATTGTATTCCCTGCGGGGGAGAGGTTATCGACTATACCAAAATCGAGGACTTCATACTCGGCCTGGGAGAACGCTTGGGAGTGGAAATTGTACAGGTGGGATATGACCGTTGGAATGCGATATCGACAGTACAAAAACTCGAGGCAGCG